ACCAACCCTCAAATGTAGCACCACAAGAAGTGTCTCCTGCACTTGTTGGGGTTAAAACCCTAACTTCAATGTCGGTTTTCTCTGGTATCTTAAATGGAATTGTAAATGGGTTACTCATCTGTATTTACGTGCGTTAAATTTAATATTATCTGCCTCCATTAAGAATTTAGCATAAGCTGATATATTTCCAAGTTTAATAACAACCCTCTCTTCCTTACTCATATTAGTTAGTTTCTCTATTTTCTTAAGCTCTTCTTTAATGGCTGATTGACTATTTGCCAAATCCCCATTAGTTATTTTTCCTTGGATATATCCATCTATTGTAGCAATTTCTTCCCCAAAACCGCCCTCATAATCTTTCCATCGATCTGATAAACCGTAGTGGTCAACTATAAAAGGTTTTCCATTCTGGGTCTCATAGTCTGTGTATGGAACTTCCACATTGTCAACAATACCACCAGAAGATGGAGTTACCTCTTTTACTTCTCGAGGTTTTTGTGTTTCTGTGGCTACTGGTTCTTTAAATGACATATATAACTAATTATTTACTTGACCCCCCGCTTGGGGCGGGGGAATCAAGGTAACACTTAAGCTGCGGTAAACCTAGCTGCAAGTGCCCAATCTGAGTTGAGCAACTTAGTAGCGTAAGAACCTGCCCAAGAAACGATAGAAATTCTACCTGCTGGAGAGTTACTGTCAACAACATTAGGAAGAATGTATAGTTTTGGTTTGTCCTGTGCGAGATCGTATACCCCGAAGGATTGATCACCATGAACATAGGTGTAGTAACGAACCACTGCTGAAGAAGCTGTGGAAGTTGCTTCTGTTCCAGAGCTGACGTCTTTATTCAAGAGCCATCTCACTTGGTACAATTCACCCATTTCACCATTGTATAAGTCTTTAATGTCGCTGTAAGTCTTTCCGTTAACCCATGTAGTATCTCCTAATAGTTGGTATTTGCTGATAGGATCAGTTTTACCCAAGAACATTCCGTCCTTGTAAGCCTTAGCTTTAGCTAACTCTAGTTTTTGAACCATCAAGCGAATGTTACAAGCATCGAGATTATCTCCTGATGCTAGTGTGTCGATTGCGTGATCATTACCATAGAAAGCGGTAGCGTTCTCCAATTCAGCTCTAACCAAACGGTTAAGAGTTTCTCCCATGTTTTGACCGACTAACTCAATCTTTTCTTTCATCGAAGAATCGATTCCAGTTAAGGTTAAGAGTTTGGAGTGGTTGGTTGTGACACCGTACTCACTCAAGGTCATAGCCACGGTACATGCGGTTATGTTACAAGTCACTGGGTTAGACATTTCTCCAATAGGAGAGGTCACAATACCTAGAGGTTGGTAACGAGTAAAGTTTACTGTTCTGCCCTCATTGGCTGGATGTGTTCTAACCTGTGCACCTTCCTTAAGTACGAGTTCATATTCTGCTCTTTGCAAGAACACTTTTTCGTAATAAGTAGATACTTCAGGACTTAATGTAGAGGTTAAGTTAGGGTTTGTTGCCCCACTCATTCCTTGTCCGACTGCTGCCATAATTTATTTCACCACCTTTCCGACGTATTTAAGCTATTACAATTCCCAAGTCTTGCTCTAGCTCTTCAATAGACTTTTGATCTACTGTTTTCCCTTCCTGTTTGACAGACGTTGGTCTGAGGGCGGACTCCGATACCTGTTTCGCCATCGTCTCGGTAGCCTTACCAACTTCTTTAACAACTGCCCCCTTATAGGGCTTCATCAGCTTGTCAACGTAGGTTTTGACTGATGCGGAGTACGGNTTCTGTTTGATATAAGACTCCGTAGCCTCAGTTATTGCTTCAGAAAGTTCCGAATTAAAGTTATCACTATCAGGGTCAAGCTCTGAATAGGCCTTAATCACATCTGTGGCTTCGTTGTTAATCCTACTGACAGCTTCTTGTTGCTTCATCCTTAGACTAACTAAGGCATCTGCACGACGCATCACGTCGGATTGATACTGTTCTGGACTAATTTCGTCACCTGCATTGAATGTTGGCGTATACTCTGGCGTTTCTGCTGGAGTAGTCAACTCTTTCAAGCGTTCAGATAGCGATTTAGCTTCTTCTTTTGCTTGGTTGCGTTCTTTTACAAGTTCACGCACCCTATTAGAATAACCCTTTTTAGGTTCTTCCTTTTCTGTTTCTTCCTCATTTTGACTTTCTTCTTCACCCGTCGGCTCAGATTCAATCTCAGGGGCTTCCTCAGTCGCTTTTGGTTCATCCACTGACGGGGTGGGCAAGCTGACCTCTTCCTCAGCTTCTGTGTTTAGCGTCAAGTTGTCTTCATCAGACATAGTTTTGCTATTTAATTGATAACGCACCGATTATAGATCGTGCGATGGTGTCTTTAGCCTAGCAAAAGGCTAGTGCTTACTCTCCTTAAAGAGTAAAAACTAACGCTTTACTAAGATTGGGCGACCTTTATCGTCCAGTCCTGTTAATATCCTATCTATTCCTATGTAAGTGGCGTGATGTAACTCACAACTCTTACATACTAGATATGGTCCTTGTTGTCGCCATTCGTGTTGTTCGTTTGGCTCGAACTTAAACTCTGGTTTGTCAAAGTCCAGAACTTCTTCAAGTTCTTCATTTTGATCCGTCATTTTCACAGGCTTCGACGGCATCATCCACTTTATTTAATAATCTTTTGATAATGTCTTGAGTCATGCTAATTACTAGAGTGTTCCTTCCAATCTCTTCAAATGAGGCTCCTCCAGCTATTGCCTGCTTGTTAATGTCGTCAAGCTCTTTAGAAGCCCTCTCTGCTATATCTCTAAATGTTTTCCATCCTGCTGAATGACTCATAGTAAATAGTCTCTGCTCTTCTTCTGAGGCTTCAGGGTTTGAGTTCTTCTGTTTAATCAGAGAAGGAACATTTGTAAATACTGGTTTTAAAGCCTCGTTGCTCATTGCATTGGGTTAACTGGTAATCCTTGTTGCATTGGGTCCATCATTTCTTGAGGTTGTGGTGGTACACCGCCCTGCATCTGCTGTAATGCTTGTTGGAAAGCTTGAGCGTCTTGATCCAATACCTGCTGACCTATTTCCTCTTCTTTCTGCTCTTCTAAGATCTTATCCCAATCCTGAATACCCGAGTTAGTAATACCTCTCTTAAACAGCTCACCAAAGTTAAATTTAAACCCGCTTCTTTGTAGGGCAATATCTAGCATGTTACCGTTTGGACCCTCACTCTTAAGATATAGTGAAATGTACTGTGCCAAATTTTCTCTCTGTGCGTCTTGATCGTTTGCGTATGTAGACCCTGATACTATTTCCCAATCATAAAGGGTTGATCCTACTTTCTTACCACCAATAGATAGTTTTCCTGTCTTTTCATCGTACATCTCGGCAATCTCTGGATATTCTTTGGAAAGCTCATCAATCTCGTCCTTAAACATTCTAATTGCTATAGTTGAGGATTGTTTCTTGGCCACCAAATTAACCATCTTCTTAACTACTGAAGATAAAAACCTCTCCATGTAGTATCTATCTGCATTATCTCTAGTGTTTTCCCTTGCTCCTTGCATCTTAAGAGCTTCTGGTGTTTTGCCTTGTCCTGCATCAGTTCCTTTTGTCACCGTAGTATCTGAAGTGCCAAATAGATTAAGAATTGAGGCATTGGCTACCGAATAGGTATTGTTGAAAGTTGAAATTCCTTGTGGGTTTAATTGTATTGGTGACACGGAGTTTCCAACAGCATTTCTAACCATCCATTTTTGAGCGGGACCCCACTTAATAGAACTCATTTGTGCGATGTTGTCCTTGTTTATCAATACTGGTGGAAAAATAGACATCTTAACCGAGTCAAGATATAAGTTCCAAACCGAGTTCATTGTCATTTGCATAGGTGCTCCTCTTTCCATATCAGAAGTGCCAAAGAAGTCATCAATCAGGGGAATTGAGTATTTACAAACAACAGGAAGCTCACCGTTATCATGTGGATTTTCCATCTCTCTAAACTCTAAATCAGCATCGACACAGTAATCAGTCCACTTATCTTTTTCATACATAGATAAAACCTCAAAATATCCCGATCCCTTAGTTGCCGATTCATTGGAATAATGATCTTCTTCTCTCTTGGTCTTGGAGTCTGAGTCTCTGCTTTGTTTTGATCCTGAGTTGTCCTTTAGTTTTCTTATTATCTCTGGGATGTTCTTATAGCTCTTATCTTTCTTAAGTCCCTCAAAGAATGATAATGGTCTCCAACTTCTAACAATAATGTAATCACTATCCTCAATAGACATAGCTCCCACCTGTGGGAATACATCCCTTATGTTAAGCATCCACAAATCAGGTCCAACATATCCATTCTTATTTACAGTCCAGTCAACAAGTCCAAAGAAGTTACCATATACCCCAGAATAAATATCCATCATCCTAAGCTTGGTTAGGAAATCAAATTGTGAGTTAGCATTTAGGAATATGTACTTATCAAGAATCAAATCCATTAGTTTAGAACTACCTTCATCATTCTTAGAAATTGCTCTTACCTTACCCGTAGGAAGTTGTGCCATTACTCTATATCCTCGCTCATAGTTAAGAGTGGATAGTCTATGATCGAATACTTGAGATTTTGTCTTACTTGATACGCCGTCTGCTATCTGGCCGTGATTGATTTGCTCTAGTTTGTCCCACAAATCTCTTTTCTGGCTTAGAAAATCTTCTGCTGCTTGTTTTCTTTGTAGGATTGTATTCATATAAAAAAAGACACCCTGTTGCGAGTGCCTTATGTCCGTTAATACGGTATTAGCTTAGTGGGAGTATATCAACCAATTCTATATCTTGTCAAGCTCACGACCGTTATATTTCTTGCGTTTGTTCTTAACTAGGTTGATTGTGTCGTACTTAACAACCCCATCTTTTATTTCACAGCTAAGCGTCAAAGTGCCAAACTGTGAGGATATAACCTCATTCTCAACTAAAATGTGTAATGGTAAGTTCTTGGATAACAGCTGGTTTAAGATTAATGTACTTTGTTCGAGGGTCAATGTATTCCACTAAATTATAATCAACAATGTTTCCAGCGTTAAACCTTAGTGTGAATGTTATTCTACCATTTTGCCTCTTCTTAATATCATCTTCAATATCAATATGGGCAGGAATATTCCACTTTCTTATTTCTAGTGAGTGCATTAGTAAAATCCTTCATTAAATAGTGATGAGTCGTCTGGTGCATCCTCGTGGTCTTCTACTGCCATCATTGAAGTTATGGCATATCTACAGTTGTGAACCAATATCCCATTCGCAAAATATTCATGATCTTCCTCGACTGTTAGATCGTAGACGTTCTCTCTCCAACTTTCTCCTATATCTAAGTGCTTTAGCTTTACAGTTTTGATGGCAGTACTTAGAGACCCCCGCATGTCTTGTTTTATAAACTCCCCCACACTGTTCACAGATAAGTTTTCTATAAGTAGTTCTGTTCTTCCAAGAGTTTTTTCCATGTTGTCTATGCCATTCAATCCCCTCTGGTGATTTGTGCCAAAAGACAGCTTTTTTGATACCAGCCTTCTGAAATCTGATAAACCACTCTGGATTTTCTTTAACACGTCTTTTACAGTGTTCAGATAAATGTTTATTTTTTTCAACCAACATAAGATTTTCAGGTCTGTTATTCCATGCGTTGCCGTCCTTATGGTGTGCATGAAATCCTTTGGGTATCTTTCCGTTATAGAACTCATAAACGTCCCTGTGCATTCTTCTATTGGAGCAGGAAAAGTATTTTTCTCCTCGGTATAGCTTATATTTCCTATTGTTAAATGATTGCTCAAGTAGAGAGTCATCCCTGACTTTAATTTTGAAATCTTTATCCATCCCTTGTTTGTTTTTACTTTATGATCTTTAGTTGCCTTGATTTTAATACTAGACGTATCTAATTGCAACAAGTATTCAGATACTAGTTTCATACCGTTATTATGTTTATGTGTAACTCTTCTGAATCCAGATGAAGTCTTAACAAGATCACCAACTGATATGTCTAAAATCTGTTTATTGCCCAAAATGGTTTCTATCTGTGTATCTCCTGTAAAACAGGCATCATTGAAATGATCGAAGCCTACATCAGGCGTGTTAGTAACATGGCCGTCTTTATCAACCAACCACAAGTAGTTACGGTATTCCTTGATGCCATTAAGACTCCTCTTCGTAATACTTATCCTTTGATCTTGTACAAACTGTATTCCTTGAAGAACTGAACCCTGTCCTTTAGTGGATGGCATGATGTTAACTCCATAACT